CAAAAAAAAAGATTGCATTATGCAATCTTTTCATTGTAGCGGGTGGTTGATTCGAACAACCGATTCCGAGTTTATGAGGCTTGGCGGATGACCACTTCCATAACCCGCAGTATTTGTGGCAACGACAGGACTCGAACCTGCATCCTCCTGTGCATGAGCCCAGGTGAACCTAGAGTAGACGGATTAAACAAACTAAAACACCTATCTATAGTTTCAGCGTTTCAAAAACATAATCCCATATAACTCGCCTTTGTTCTACGTTGCTAAACGTTTGTTGTAGCGCAAGAGGGATTCGAACCCCCGTCTCTGCCTTATGAGAGCAGCGTAAGAAGCCAACTCTACGATTGCGCCATCTTATCTAAAAACTTATCAATACTTTCAAAATAAAAATCAACATCGACCATTTTTTTGAAATACTGATCATCATCAATCAACACATCAGCTTGCGGCCTAAAGTTATCATGTTTACTTATAAAGTTAACATTAAACTTTTTGGCCCACTTGCTTATCTCATCACTTGCTGAATATAAAGTTACATTATAATTTTTAAAAAGATAAAAAGCTCTTGGGTGAACATTATCTTTGCTATCTATTAATGTATCGTCTATGTCAAGCAATATTTTCATTTTATTGTTTATTAGGATACTGTGCATCTCTTTGAGCTATTAACCCCTCTGGAGATGATCCAATACCAGAATAATATATTTTTTTAAATCCATTTCCTTCAATTAAAGAATCTTCTTCATCAATAGCACCTCTGTGCTTATCAAATCCTTTTTTGTTCTCTACTTTTCCTGTAGACGGATTATAAGATCCCCAATCAGCTGCTCTGTCTGGACCAATCGGCTCGATGTAATATTTCACACCTGTACGATAAGACACAATCATATAACGTCCTGTATAATCTCTTTCTTCAAAGAATTTCTTGCGGAATTCCGCCATTTCTACTTCTCTCATGAAGTTTTGTCTCTCTATATCCATAACTTTATTTTTTTATTATTCTTACTATTTCTTTAGGAGATACTACAATACATTTTGCCATAATCTCCTCTATTCTAGTTTTAGGTATATCATAATGGTCTTTATGAAACCAACACTTTTTTATCAATAAAATTTCGCCCATTATATGTAAATTTTCTATACTATATGGTAAACACACCAAATGTCTTTTGTTATCACAATAAAACTTTAAATTAAGCATATCTCCAGAAATAACCTCCACTTGTTTTTCTTTCGCCTTTACACACATGTGTTATATGACTAATGTTTAATGTTTTCTCAGCTAAATTCATTGAATCCCATTTTTTTATTTCATTTCCGTTTTTATCTATTTGTATTACTTTTTTATTTAATTTATCTTTATTGCTTTCGCTTATTTTTATTTTAGTGTCGTTAGACAAGGGTTTTCTTTTTAATTTAAAAAATGGATTACTTTTATTGGCTACGCTTATTTTTAATTTAGTTTCTTCACTTCTTGGTATATTTTTTAATTTTGATGGAGTTCCTTTTTTTGATTCTGATATTTTCTTTTTGTGTTCATCCGTGAAATTGCCATAATGTTTTCCTTTTCCAGATTCTGATATTTTTTTTCTTCTCTCATCACTAAATTTTATTCCAATTAAACTTATACTAATTTTATTTTTTGTTTCTTTTGTATGAAACATACCAGTTCTTGTTGCTCCGCCTTCACCTCCAACAATTATATTCATACACTCTTCTTTTGAGAGCTCATTTAAATTTACAATCTCCTTCTCTCTTTTTTTTAATTCATCTCTACTGTCAAAGAACTCTAGTATATCAACTTTATGGTTTTGCTTACCATATTTATTTATTGAATACCTTAACCTTTTTCCACTTCCCATATAACCATCATTTAGGTCATCTGTCGAGTGCATTCCAATATAATACTTACCACTTAGTAAGTTTGTCGTTTTGTATATGAAGTGATACTTCTTTTCTTTTCTTGCCATATATCTATTTTATTATAAATAGACAAGAAAAGTACATAATTGACCAATAACCAGCATTTTTTTATTCCTAAATCTTCTGCCATCTTATGTAAGTTTTCCTTTGAATATGGATCACAAACTAAATGACGTTTATTATCGCAATAATACTTCATTCTTCTAACTTTGTCGGTATGAGAGGATTTGAACCCTAGACTTTATCAGAAGCGCTCCTGACTTTGTCATGCTTTACTTCGCTTCCAGGCTTCGTCCGTCGACTGACTAATCCATTCCACTTTTCAATCTTATTTCCTAAGAACACCTCCTTCTAAGGGAGGCTCGGTTCACCACACCGAAAGCATACCGTTTTGAGCACAAGACGGGACTCGAACCCGCAACATCCACCTTGGCAAGGTGGTACTCTAAGCCATTGAGCTACTTATGCGATTTTACGTCTGGTTGGACGGGTTTAATGTTTTCCATCATACGATTACCACTCTTGTGTTCTATCGTCAATCCTCTACGAGCGAAAAACCAGGCTCGAACTGGCGACCTTAACCTTGGCAAGGTTACGCACTACCAACTGTGCTATTTTCGCAAACTCAGATTTTTATTCGACCATCTTCATGATCACTTGACGATATGTACAATAGTCAAGAGGTCTGTTGCAATCTGCGACCTTACAGTTCCTTGCACACGAAGTATACTGAAAACTCATATGGAGCGAAAGACGGGCCTCGAACCCGCCACCCCCTGCTTGGAAGGCAGGCGCTCTACCAAATGAGCTACTTTCGCATGGAGCCGAGGGGCTGTTCTCCAACAGTGAGTTCCCTTTCAACTCGGCATTTATTGTATCAAAATTTTCTACCTTTTATCCAACCATCATTAATATAAAATTCAAAAGCTTCTTTTTTTATTTTTTTATTTACTCCATCTTTGGTAATCCAAAACATACCATATTGAGGATGTAATTCTCCTTTATATATATCTTTTTTTCTTTCACTCATTAATTTTTTAGTATCTTCTGTATGTGATTTTCCTAAAAAACCATCATGTCTTATTTTGCCTTCTTTGTGTCTTTCTTTTAATTTCTCAACCATTGATGCTTTCCATTTATTATAAAATATTGGATCTTCTTTCTTTCTTTTATTAATTATTTCATTCATTTTTTTTGCACCTTTTTTATAACCAACTTCACTAATAAATCCACCTTCACCTCCAACAGTAATATTCATACATTCTTCTTTTGCAATCTCATTTAGATTTACAATCTCTTTTTCTTTTTCAATCAATTCCTTTCTTGAGTTTACAAATTCCAATATTTCAACCTTATGGTTTTCTATGCCATATTTGTTCAAAGAACGTCTTAATCTTTTTCCACTTCCCATATAACCATCATTTAAGTTATCTGTTGAGTGCATTCCAATATAATACTTACCGCTAAGTAAGTTTGTCGTTTTATAAATGAAGTGATACTTCTTTTCTTTTCTTGCCATAACTTATCGTTTATAGATAAATAGGCAAGAAAAGTACAAAATCGACCTGGAGCGAGTGACAGGATTTCAACCTGCGTTGTGATTCTATCTTTCCAACTTGGAAGGCTGGCGCAATCGGGCACTATGCGACACTCGCATTTTGTAGGGATATGTGATGAAGAGTGTTTTTATCGATTTACAAGCGAAGTAACTCTATGTCTTGCCACTACAATTTTATTTAATTTTTTGTGGGGATAGTTAAAAAAGAGTATTTTTTAGCGTTCTAGCCGTTAAACTACGAGCGCACATTAGCGCTCGGCAGGATTCGAACCTACATTTCTCGATTGGAAGTCGAAGTAACTCTTACATTTTGCCACCACAATATTTTCAAAGAACAATTTCAAAATTTTTATCTTGGTTTAATTTAACCCATCTGAAATCTTTTTTATTTCCAGAATCAGTTAGTCCCAACCAAGGACCTTTTCTTTCATCAAAACCAACCTTATCAACCACACTTTTTAAGATCCACAACTTTCCAAATTGATTCACTCTATCTTTACCGTGTTTTGAAATCGGTTTTAATTTTATTTCACTTCCTATTTCCATATTCACTTTTTGTGGAGACGAGGGGAATCGAACCCCCAACACGCTGATTGCAAATCAGCATCGCTTAAGCCTTAGTACATGCGCCCCCTTTTCTAACTTTTCTTTATTTTTCAGTGTGCGGTAGTTAGATACCATTTCTGCTACTCTTAATTGGTATAAGCATTACACTTCTGCAAGACTACAAACTTATCTTTACAGGATTCACATCTACCCGTAGTTAGGTCACTGATGCGGTCCAGTCGTGGAGCGTAACGGAGTCGAACCGTTGACCCCCTGCGTGCAAGGCAGGTGCTCTAGCCAGCTGAGCTAACACCCATATTGGTACAGTGTGTACGTTCTCTCTTCGATATCAAGCCTATGAAGAGTAGGATTCACTGTCGTGTTGCTATCTTGAAATCGCAACAGCTACCAATTTTTTATTTCCACATTCCGCCAGAATGCAATCGTTCAATTTCTCTCTCGATCTTTTTCTGTCTTTTCTTTTCTAAAAAGTCGTTAAACTCTTTTAGAAGCGGAACTGGTATTTCAATTTTTTTGTCAAAGAACTCTTGTAGTATTTCTTCTTTAGTAAACGTATGTTCTACAATTCCATTCGTCCACTCGTCTCGCCAAAGGCCCCAACCACTCTTTCCAACCAACACACTCCTTAAAATATTTGGGTGTCTTGTTTTTATTTCCTCATCAGGCTTATATTGTCCATTTTCAATTTTTCTAAAACAATATTTTCCTTCATCTCCGTTAGGATCAAAAACTATTTTATTTCTACTCTCTATATTAGAGCCACAAAATGTTATCAATCCTGATCTATTGATCTGGAAAAAGAAGTTAAACATTTTATTGAAGTTGTCAGAATACTTTTGCAGCTTTCTTTCATTTTTACTTCCGATAGTTTTTTTTCTTTCTTCTATTCTTTTTACTCTTTCTTGGCCTAGATGGCTCCCAAGCTTTGACCTCCTTGATTTTTCATTTTTTTATTTTTTAGTTAAACATTTATTTGTCGAGATAGCTGGATTCGAACCAGCGGTCTCCGCATCCCAAATGCGGCGGATTAAACCTGACTTTCCTATATCTCGTAATAACTAAGCGCATTAACTTTCAAAACATGCTACACTCTATAAGGAGTGGAGGGATTTAAACCCATTTTCTTTCTCTTAGTAGTGTTGTGCGAGAGGGATTTGAACCCCCGTACTCCGAAGAGAGCAGATTTACAGTCTGCCACCATTAACCACTCGGTCATCGCACAATTTATTATTTTGTATTATAATAATCCTTCCAATTTTTAAATACAATATCTAAGTTTATTTTATTTAATTCTTCTTTTTTTATTTTTTTTTCATGAGCTAATCTGTGACAATTAGGGCATAAACATACTAAGTTTTTGTGAGCATTAGCATTTTTTATCTTTCTTCCGTTTATGTGATGTATGTCTAAAGTTGTTTTATCCCACTTACATATTCCACATTTTATTTTTGCTCTTTTTAATATTTTTTGCACTGTTCTTAAAGAAAGATCGTACAATGAACTTATGTCTTTTTTGTCATATATAACTCTTTTCTTTTTACACTTATCGCACTTAGCTTTTCTGTCTTTTCTTAATTTATGATTTATTTTATAGTCCGAGCCACAGTCAGAACATTTATAATCATATTTTAAGCCATTAAGTTCTAATCTTTCTTTATTTTTTAAAATAATTTTTTCTCTTATCTTTTGTTTTCTAGCGTCAGAAAAACCATTATTCTTATAAAAAAATAAATTAAAACATTTTGTAGAACAGAACAATGTTTCATCTCCTTTTTTTATTTTTTTCAATAAATCAGATTTTGTTTTTAAAAAATCTTTTTTACAAAATTCACAATTACAAAGAACTTTTTCTCTATATTTTACTTTATCAAACTCTTCTTGGTTAATTTTAATATTCATAATACGTATTTTAATTATAAATATTAATAAAAAACAAGAAAAGAACCAAATTGTCTATAAATTATTTTACAGACTGTCCCAACTCTCCTGCGTTGGCGCACCTCAATGTGTGGGAAAAGAGAGAATCGAACTCTCTTGGCTACGTTTTACAGACGTTCCTGGCTACCCTGGCCGTTTTCCCATAGGTACTTTTTTATTATAGAAAAAAAATACAAAAAACATTCTGGCGGTATCGACGGGACTCGAACCCGCAATCTCCTCCGTGACAGGGAGGCATCATACACCAATATGCTGCAACACCATTTGAGTTTTACGTTCTCCAACGTTGGATTTTGATAGTGTACAGTAGACCAAATACTACTTGTGCGGACTGTACGGGACTCGAACCCGTGACCTTCGCCGTGACAGGGCGACATTGTGACCAGCTCTACTAACAATCCGTTTGAGTTTAAAGTTCTCCAACCTATGGCGGTGATGAAGGGACTCGAACCCTCGACCTCTCCCGTGACAGGGGAGCATTCTTGGCTTGCGCCTTCCAACTGAACTACACCACCATTTTATTTTTTGTCGAGATGACAGGACTCGAACCTGCAACCCCGTGCTCCCAAAGCACGTGCGCTCCCAATTGCGCCACATCTCGTTCATACGGGTCGCTAAACAAACTTATACAATCGTCATCATATAGAGGTCTAAATAGAGAACCCGTTTCTGTGTCAGGAGTGAGGGAGTCGAAAATTAAATTTATAACTATTTATATAAAAATAACTTATGAAACCACTTTACTCTAAAGACAAATTTACATTATCTAAAGTAAACGAACTTTTACCTTTTGAATGTTATTCATGTTCTAATGTTTTTTATAAAAAGAAAAAATATATTAATTCTTTTTTAAACAAAACATCAAAGGCAGGTTCTGTTAAATTTTGCAACTTAAAATGTGCAGCTAACTTTAAAAACAATACCATACAAACACCTTGTTCAAATTGTAATACAATTTTTATTAAAAAAAACAGTCAAATCAAAAAAACAAAGAACCACTTCTGTTCTCGATCTTGCGCAGCCACATATCAGAATACTCACAAACAAATTGGCACAAAAAGATCAAAACTAGAAATTTATTTAGAACAAAAACTTACTTCTTATTACCCTCAATTAAATATTGATTTCAACAAAAAGGAAGCAATTAATTCTGAACTTGATATTTACATTCCATCTTTAAAACTCGCATTTGAACTTAACGGTATTTTTCATTATGAACCAATATATGGTTCTGAAAAATTAGATCAAATACAAAATAATGATCAACGCAAGTTTAAAGCTTGTTTAGAAAATAGTATCTCACTATGCATTATAGATGTTTCTAAACAAAAATACTTTAAAGAAAGCACTAGTATAGAATTCCTTAATATCATAATAGATATCATAAACAATAAATCAAAGAACAATTGTTGAAAATTTGGTCACTGATTAATCAGCGTGTAGCAATCACCACGTACAGGTACTTCAACTTTGATTGCCTCAGGAGTGAGGGAGTCGAACCCTCGGTGGAGAACAACTGAGTCCCCACACTAGTTTCCAAGACTAGCCAATTAAACCAACTCTTGCAACTCCTGATAATTTTTGTCGGGGACCCAAGATTCGAACTTGGACTAGGCATTTATGAATTGCGATGTAACTCGTTGCATCACTACTGTTGCCAGAGATTTCTTGTATGAGCTTTTTTTACTGTGCTACCGTTACACTAATCCCCAAAATAAAATTCCAATAATTCAATGAACAAAAAAAACTCGCTCTTTTTGGGAGCGAGTTTCTTAACTTTTAATATTTTTTTAAACCATTATGATCCAAATAAAGTTAACATACTCGCTACCCCGCTATAATCCGCTGGAGCATACCCCATCCCTGCAGCGCCTTTCGGCATCGCTGGCATGTTTATTGAATATGTAATTACTTGTTTCATCGGTGTTCTTTAATTTAAATAGTTATAATTTTTCTTTTCTTGATAATTTATACGAACAAAGTTAGTAAAAGTTACATGTAACTGCAAACTTTTTTTTCACTTTTCTTTTAACTATTTGAAAGTCAGTTCGAAAAAAATTAAAATCCTTCTTTTTTTACTCCGCTTGCTACTGCAGCTTCAGCTTTTTCTTTTGACATGATGGCACACATCTTATGTCCATCTTTAGTTTCTCCTTTACATACATATCCGCCTTTTGCGTTTTTAGAAATAATAGGATCTACGAAGGGTTGTTTACTTTTTAATTTCATACAATAGCCTTCAATTACGATTGGTTTGCTCATAGTTTATATTTATTAGGTTTAGTAATAAATATAAAATATTTTCTAAATAAAGTAAATGTTTTTTTATTTATTAAATATGGCTGATTCCACGTTAAATTCTTCTATGTCGTTTAATTTATTTTCCTCTGAAAAACTTATTTGCATAGACTCTAACATAAGTTGTTCCCACCATAAATTCATTACAAAGCATACATCAAGATAACCAACAATCATCTTAGATATATTTCCTTGATTGATATAAGGTCGTATTGAATTAGCTAAATGTTCTTCATGCCCAATTTCAAAATCCTTATGCCCATTTATATAATAATTAGTTAACTTATCATCGTGTTGAACATTGAGGAGTTTGCTTGCTACATCATATTGTTTTACTATTTTATCAACAATATGAAACTCTTGTATTGCCACACCTTCAAATGCTAGAAGCGCACCTGCTGAATATGCATTATCATTATTATTGAAAATGTTATTCATTTTGTTTATAAAAGATTGAGTAATTAAACAAGGAATAACAGAATCGGTTAAAATTCCAAGATCCTTCTCATATCCTCTTCTCATTATTTCTAAATGAGGAATACCTTTTGTTTCTTCGCCTTTTTCTTCATTGATATTGTTCTGAAGCTCTTTAAAAAGTTCTGGCCAATCATGATTTCTAATCATAGCATCTACAAGCATGTGTATGGCTTCTCTAGAAAAAACAGAATATTGTTCAATTAAAAATTTTAATTGACTTGTGGTCATTTCAAATCTACGCTGTACTGCCCAGTTTGTGCTAGAATGAAGATTTTTAACATCATCCTTTACCATTCTTAATTTAGGTAAACACTCATCAAAATTATTAAACTTTTGATCTTTAATGTGGTTTAAAATATGCATCATGATTTATTTTTTTATACTTGTTTGTTCTACTTGAACCATTTTATCTTCTATCATATGAACCATGTTCATAAAATCAGGAGTTCTTTTTAATTCTTTTACTCTTGGTATTGGAAAATTTACCTTTACATGTTCTGTTATTATACCTGGATTTGCTCTCATGATATAAATATCATCACCAAGATAAACTGCTTCAGAAATATCATGTGTAACAAGAATAATTGTTGGTTTTACTTTCATCCATATGTCCATCAACATATCTTGCATTCTAAGACGTGTGTTTATATCTAATGCACCAAATGGCTCATCCATAACAATAATCTCAGGATTTGAAAGCAAGCTTCTTGCAATAGCGACTCTTTGTAGTTGTCCACCAGAAAGCGTTGGATATTTTGCATACTTGTCTTTGTGTTTTTCAAGACCTACAATTTGCAACATTTCCATTGCTCTATCGTTTCTTTCTTTTTTTGAAATGCCTTGAAATTCTAAACCAAGGGCTACATTCTCTAAAACACTAAGCCATGGAAATGATGAGTATTGTTGGAATACCATTCCTACTCTATCTTTTTTTGTTATAGGCCTTCCTTTAAAAAATATTTCTCCGCTTGTTGGTTCTTGTAAGCCTGTTACATAACGAAGAATGGTTGATTTACCGCAACCACTAGCGCCAAGCAAACAAACGAATTGACCTCTGTTTGGCTGATCCTCTATTAGGAGATTAAAATCTTTTAAAACAACATTGGTGTTGTCATAAACCTGAGAGATATTACGAAGCTCTATAATATCAGGTAATTCTGTATTTATAAATTGCATATCTTAAATGTATTTGTAAGGGAATAATTTTTTATCTAACCATTTAAATAATCTGTCTTGCAAAAATCCTATTATCACAATAACAATAAGTATTGCAAACACTTTATCCAATCTACTTTGACGAGCTGATTTAAATATCATTGCACCAACACCACCATTTTGGTTGATCATCTCAGGAACAATTATGTATGTCCATGAAATTGCAGTCAACACTCTTATGTCGTCAGAAACCTTGGCCATAACTGCAGGAAAATAAACTGACTTTATTGTTTGCCATTTTACTGCTCCTAATGTATATGATGTTTGAGGATAAACCTTATCTACTTCTGCAATTCTTTGAATAACTACTGGAAGTAAGTAAACAATAATACCAAACGCTAAGAACTGAACTTTCATATTTGTTTCTATGCCAAACCAAGCTATAAACAAGCCTGTAAGCGCAGTTAAAGGAACAAACCTTAAAGCATCAATGGGCTTGCCAAAAAGCTCTCTAAACAAAGGAAATAAGCCTAAAACAAAACCTATAGGAACAGCAATTAAAACTGCTTCTAGAAATCCTAACAAATTTAATTTAATTGATATTGAGGCATTATACAATAAAAAATCATTAAAATGTAAATCATGGAATGCTGTTATTATATTTAATGGTGGTGGCAATATCGCATTAGATCCGATAAACATTGATGTTAATTGCCAAATAATAACAAGAATAAGAAATCCTGCTATTTGCAAAGTCAACGTTTTATTTTTGTTGAGTTCGCCTCTTAATTCAAAAAATTCTTTCATATTTTTTTGATTTGGGTAAAAAAAAAGAGGAGCCTTAGACTCCTCTCTTAAGATTATTATTCAGGGATAAGTTCGAAGTCGGTACGTCTGTTTTTAGATCGACCATCTTCTGTTGAGTTATCATCCACTGGCTTACTAGGGCCGTTTCCGATTACAACAATACGATTCTTATCAAAGTTATGTGCTGTGATTAAATAATCAGCAACAGATTGTGCTCTCTTTTTTGATAAAGCTTTGTTTGGAATTTCACTACCTACATTATCGGTGTTACCTTCAATTCTAATTCTTGCTCCTGAGAAACCTTTTGCGATATCTACAAATTCTTTATCAATTACATATTTAGAATTTTCATCTAAAGTGTATGCGCCAGTAGCGAAAGAAATTGTTACTTTCTTTGTCGAGATGGCTGCTACATTTTTGTGGTCTTCTTTAATAGGTGCAAAACTAGAAGAGTTTTCAGCTAAATGTGTAGGGCCACTAAGTTTAAGAGCTTTAACAGCATCCACATAAGCTATTGTTCTCCATGATGGAACAACTCCGTTTACAACACCAACTTTTTGGTATTCAACAGTCATAGTGTTATACAAGTCTTCGCCTGACACACCATCAAAAGTTCCATTTAAATTGAAGAAGTTAACGTTATCACCTGCTGTACAAAGACGAGCATTGTTGATTGCGTTTAAACAAAAATCTACAGGTTGACCAAGACCATCAGCAAGTATTTGAGCTGCTTTCTTTTTATTGTCTTCGTTGCTATTAATTTCTGATGAACCAATCATCCAACCCTCAACAAGTTTTCTTAATTCTTCTTTATGAGATTGAATATATTCATCTTTTGCATAGAAAATGTCAGCGATAATATTCTTAGCAGTTTTCGTACTAATTAAAATTTTAGAGCCTTCTACGCCTTCTACGCATGCTTGATCATCAGGAGACCAAACTACAGCCGCATCAACTTGTTGTTTTTTGAAAAGGTCGGCTGCATCAATTGCACTCGCAACCTCAATGATTTGAACATCTTTAATGTTTAACTCCCCTGCTTTGAACAAACTTAAAAGGAAAGTGTGTGATGGTGTCATAGGAGCTACAGCAATTTTTTTGCCTTTAAGGTCAGCTACACTAGCAATACCTCTACGAACTACAACTGCATCGCCACCTCTTGACCAATCGGTTTGGAAAACGATTTTTGGATTAAATTCTTTAAGGCCATTCACCTCTGTTGGGAATGCATCAGCAGTTTGCCATAACAAATCTACTTTACCTGCCTTAAACGCTTCTCTTGATGCATTAAAATCATCAATAAGCTTGAACTCTACAAGAATGCCATAATCTTTAAAGAATCTTGAGTTTTTAGACGCTTTAAATCCTTCATTAAAGTATTGCCCACCTGCGTATCCGCCCCAGGTAACAACACCAATCGTCATAACTTTCTCTTGGTCGTTTGTGTCTAGCCCTGTCGCTGGATCTACTTTAGGTGTGGGAATCAACATTTTGACTCCAAAAAATAATCCTGCGCCAATTACCAAGGCGATTAGGATTCTACTGAACGGTGTTAACTTTGTTTTCATTTTTCTTTTTTTTTATTGTTACTACTATTTTTCTCTAATTATACGTTTATTGTTTGTTTTTGTTACAATTAATTGAAGAAATTTTTATGTTTTGTTTCTTCACTCTTTTTGTCAGAACTAACTGGCGTTGCACTTTTAACGTTGAAATCGATTGTTGGATTTGTAGATCCTTGATTTAAACTCTTTTTATTTTTGCTATCACCAAAGATATTATCAATACCTTTTTGTTCTAACTCTTCTAAAAACTTAAGACCTTGTGTTGCATAAACATCATCTTCTAAATCAACAGTGTTTATGAATTGAGCAGACTGATCTAACATTCTATCCATCTCACCAATTTTACCGCCAATATCTTCTACAACAAATTGCATAGCTTCATCAAAAATAAGTTTCTTATCGCTACCTCCATTGATAATGCTCATTGCAGATCTCATAACAGAATGACTCTTACGAATTGTTTCGTATTCATCTTCTCTCATTTCAACTTCATTCTTCGTGTTTAGAATCATGATGCCTGAGTAATAATGCATTCTTTCAAGAACTCCATAAAGAACATCCATTCTATTTACTAGATTTTGATTGCTTGCAATATTCTTTCTCAATCTCTCAACCTGAGCTAAATAAAGATTCATTTCCATTTCTCTTTCCTTGCCTTTAGATTGTGCGGCCTTAGCTAAGTTTGCTTGTTCTTCAAGTTTGTCTTTTTTATCAGCGACTTTTCTTTTCATTACACCCAACTGATTTTTTAATTCAGTCAACTGAACTTCCATTTTCTTTTTCTTCTCTCCTAAGTCATCTATATAACTCTTCAATATAGCAATAGGATTCATTTGGATGATTGTTCCTGTGAATGCACGCATAGCCATCTTATAAAGATACCATATAGTTGCTCTGAATTTAGGATCCATTATTACGTAAATTATACCAAACGCCAATATAGCCAAACCAGTTGCATATAAAGTGTTTTGTAATAATGTAATTATTTTTGGCAACATGTTATATAATAACCATCCGCCACCTGCGATTATTCCTGCCATAAACAAGAATCCTGTCTTACCCTCAGGTTTTGACCAAAATGATTTCTTTTCCATAATTATTGAATAAAATTTTGAATGTTTGTTTTGTCAGAAACGATTTGCGCCTTTACAGCTTCAAGAGTGTATTTAAAATTCTTGGCTGTAGACTCAATTTTGAATTGTTCGTTTTGAGCTTCGTTTTGAAGTACTGACATTTCATTTCTTAATTGAGCAATATCAGTTTGAAGTTTGATAATATCTTCTGATTTAGAAGCAATCATCTTTTCTTTTTCAGAAACATTGTTCATACGACTTGTAACGTCTGATTCGATTTTAGATTTTTTGCTTGCTTCAAAATCTTTTTCTTCATTATCAAGAACATTTAAATAATGATCTGCTGTTTCTAACAATCTTTCTTTCGTAAGATTTGTTGATGCCTGGAGAACTCCAAAGGCAGATTGGTATTTCATTTGCTCGGTGAACCCTGGAGCATTGTCAAGATTTTTCTTTGACTTGTTGAATTCATAATAATCAACGCCATCAAGATTGTTTTTTTCAATAACACCTAACAAGTATTCGTGGAACTTTGTGTCAAAGGCCCCATTCATTTGAGGTATCGATGCGTTGTTTGTGAGATTAATTGCCTGAACTTGTTCAGTTGCAGTATTAACTTCTTTTGTTTCGGTTTCTGTTGTTTGCTCCTCAGAGGTTACAAAAGCTGATCCTAAACGGCTCAGGAAACTTGATTTCTTTTCTTCTTTTTTTTCTTTTGACATTGTCTTTTTATTTTTAAGTCAGATATTATACGACCAAAATTAAAAAAAGTTACAGACATCTGCAACTTTTTTAACAAATAAATAAATAAAATGCCCGAATTACTTTAAGAAATCCTTAAGATTATCAGGTAAAACAATCTTGCAAGAGTCGTTTTCGACAATAACCACAAAATTCTTTGTTACACCTGTAGCTATTTCGTTGGTCTTGTATCTTAATGTAGTGTATTTCCCATCAACACTAATACTAGACCTAGAAAGATTATAATTAAATTTATAAGATTTATAAAACTTCAACACAGCTTCAGTTCCATGTTTTTTGATTGACTCTTTAGAAGTAAACTTTACAGCCAATTCAAAGTTTTGGTACACCAAAAAACCTGCAAAAGCCTTTCCAAAACCATCTTTTCCTCCAAACAAAGCTGGATTGTTAATGTTTGGAATTTGAGCAAAAGACCCAAGAGTCAAACCCAAGGTAGCGATTAATATTAAGATTACTTTTTTCATATTGTGCGTTTTATATCTTATTATACGATATCAATTTAAAAAAGTTACAAAGTATTTATAATAAATGAAGAAGAAGCCAAATAAACTACAAATAAAGAAGTTATTCAAGGAATTTGGGTATTTAAAGGCCGATGAGGAGTATAAGTCCGAGTTTGTGAGAGATATTAGCCCTGAGTTCCAAGATGCCATCAGAGCGTTCCTAAAGGACAAACCAGACCTTAATGCTTTATTTGGATTTTACAAGGAATCCTCAGAAAACAATGAGGAGTCAAAAGAAATCCAAGAGAGCAACAAAATAAAGCGAATTTCAGACTATACCTATGAAGAATCTGCGGAATGTGGTTTAATACCCTATACCCCTGAAATTCAAAGTACAACAAGAGAAAATTCAAGCATGAATGCGGATATGAATGAGGGATTAAATGATGGTGCAAATGAGGGTATAAGTGAAGATGCAAATAAAGAAGTGGACGATAAGGACCAGAAAATTAAAAAGCTATACAGACAAATAGCAACTAGAACACACCCAGATAAGGTTAAGTTAAAATTCTTAAACGATATTTACTTGAAGGCTAAGACAGCTTATCAAGCCAAGGATTTATTTTCAATTTATTTAATTTGTAATGATCTTGATATAGAATATAAATTGGATGATAATGAAGTTGGCGATTTCGATAAAAACATAAAAGCTCTGAGACACTCAAACAGCGTCACAGAGCTTACATATTTATGGATTTGGTATTTTGAAGAAGATGTGAATAAAAAAATGAAGATACTACAACATTTTATTATAACAAATCCCCAAGCAGTAAGACCAATCTTTAATTAAGGAAGTGGTTTATTGCTTCGCTATGACTTGCTTCATCACCCCAAGCGCCAACCATTAAGAACCCATCAACTGTTTCAACAGCAACAATAGGATCATCATCCATAAAGAAATTTCTCTTTGGAATTGGTCTTGGAATTGGAAGTATTTCCATTGTCTTAGAATCAATTGTTTTTTTTGTCAAATTAAACATGTGTTTAGCTGCGCAAATAACAAATCTTGGGTCAATTTTCATTGTAGTGGGGTCTGCATAAGATTTCTCAATTGCTTGAGTTGTTTCTTTAACATCAACTGAACCTATCCAAAATGGCAATCTTTTTCTTGAAGTGTTTACTTCAAATTCAATGCCATTATCTGTATACGAAATCACTCCTTGTCTGCAAAGAAATTCAGAAACAAATACGCTATACATATTTCTAACAGAACTGTTTAAATTTGACAAAGTGAAATTCAACAAATTTAACAAATGACTATCTTCAATGTTTCTAACTTTTATAACTTCACCTTTCATAGTTCTCCATTCAAGATCTCTAAAATCTTTTGGAGTTTTAAATCCTGTATTGTTTATTGAGAAATGTTCAAGCTCATCCCAATCATCATAATCTTCATCAGCTTCTACATCTTTAACAGCTAGCACTGAATTATCAGCAATATGAAATGCAATAACTTTTTCTTGTATATCAACAGGAATTGATTCTGTGTAAAGATTTGAGTCGCCCCAAATCAAACCATATTTATTGCACAATGCAATCCAATCTTCTTTAGGAATGAACTTATACTGAGGAGCCAACACTCTATATTTTTCAATAAGAGCTAACTTATCATTTTGTGCTTTAATTTTTTTAGGATCAAGCTCTTTTGCTTCTTTGAAATTGGTGAAACCCAATTCTCTCATTTTATTTATTCTGCTCATCTCAGCCTCACTTGGCTTAATAAGATTCTTGGCTAAGTTTACATCCACGTTTTTAAAATCATCGTGAATATCTTTAATAGTTACTTTTGTTTCCATGGTTATATTTTTTACGAATTTACAAAAAATTTATTTAACTGTTGCATTTTTACTCCAGAAAGAATTTTTTTAACATATTTATTTAAAAACAGTATGGTTAGCACAAAAACTAATAAATTTTTAGAAAAGACACGCAGAATACATAATAATAAATATGATTATTCAGAAACTGTATATAAACATTCATTATTAAAAATAAAAATAAGATGTAAGACGCATGGTGATTTTTATATGACACCAAATAATCATTTAAACGGACAAGGCTGTAGACTTTGTGGTAATGAACAAACAAAATTAAAACAAAAAAAAGATATAAATACATTCGTAAAACAAGCAAACACATTACATAAAAATAAATATGATTATTCTAAATCAGAATATGTTAATAATAAATCAAAAATAAAAATTATTTGCCCCAAACATGGAGAGTTTTGTCAAACACCAGACAATCATATATCTGCTAAAAACGGATGCCCTCTTTGTGTTAAAAACCCAAAAATAACAGTTAATGATTTTATAACAAGATCAATACAAAAACATGGACTTAGATATGACTATTCTCACATTAAATATGAAAACTTAAATAAAAAAATAAAAATAAAATGCATAAATCATGGATTCTTTTATCAAAAACCTAATCATCATATATCTGGGTCTGGATGCCCAAAATGTTCAAATAAACACAATTATTCTACAAAAGAATTTATAGAAACAGCAAATGAAATTCATGAAAATAAATATGATTATTCACTTACAAATTATATAAATGCAAAAACAAAAATAAAAATTATTTGCCATAAACACGGAGAATTTTGTCAAGCGCCATCTTCACACTTAAATGGTCGTGGGTGTAATGTTTGTTCTGAATCTAAAGGAGAAAAGGGTATAAGATTGTTTTTAAAAAAGAATGACATAAAATACATACCTCAACACACTTTTATAGATTGTTTAAACATAGAGACTCACAAAAAATTGCCATTTGATTTTTTCTTACCTGATCAAAATATTTGTATTGAATATAATGGCAAACAACATTACCAGCCAATAAATTATTTTGGTGGTGAAAACAATTTTAAAAAACAAATAAACAGAGATTATATAAAGAAACAATATTGTAAAAAAAAACATATAGGATTAATTGCTATAAAATATACTGAAAACATAAATCAGGTCTTGACGGTTGCATTGTTGGACCAGAAATGTACGCTCTGAGCATATCTTTCTCTGTCAATCGAGACTCCAGAACCACCTTCGGAGATACCCAAAGCATTGCGCATCATTGTTATAGGCTTCATTGGTTCTTCGTCAGAAGACATTTGTCCTAATATAGCAACAACACCCCATTCATCATCTTCACTCAAATCAAATTTAAATCCATCTAATTCGCACATAGCCTTTTTGTCAGATTCAGATAAAGTTTCATTTCTAGTCTCTTCCCAGCTTTTAAATTTCTTTTTTAAATCTTCCTCATGCTCTTTTAATAATTGCTCTCTTGAATAAAGAACAATCATCAGATATTCAGCCTTGGATGCAGGCAATGGTAATTCAAACCATCTATCCATCACAGGAAGTTCACTAGGAGTTCTAGAAGAAAATCCTGATCTCAAATATTGATAATTTTCAATAGCGATTGGCATAGAACCTGTTCTTGCGCTTGTCTTGTTTTTTAAACATACAAGCTTACAAAAATCAGCATACCCAGGAATTATTTTTTTAACATCACTTACAATAGGAAGTATATTTCTTCCTTCTGTTATTTTGTAAAAAACTTCAAGCTCTGAATTAATCATAGCTTCAAATTCTTCAGCAGAAATGTCTGTTATTTTTGTACCACCGAACTTTGGCTCAAAATGTCTTTTACCAAAATCTGTAACTTTTACTTTTTGTATATGTTTTTCCATAAGTTTATTATCACTTATACGAAAGTTACGACAAAAAGTTATACTTTGCGCAGATAAGTTATCTACACATTGTTAATAAGTACGCTGATTCTTTATTTTATCACGTATACAAAGTTCCCATTCTCTAATTGAGAAAGGTGAATTGGTGCCCAAAAAAAATTGGGGCCTCTATAACTCGTACTGCTTGATACAAAGAAGTCGAACACTTCTTTCTTTTGGTTTTCAACCAAACAAAACCACCCATCCTGGGTTTTTTTAGGGTTCTCTAGAACCTTTAATTCAAAATTTTCTCCTCTTCCTGAACATTCATAAAAAACATCTCCCTTTCTTAAATCTTTAATTTGCAAATAATAATCTTTCCAGTCTTCACCGTAATTAAACATACTAGGTGTGACAATTTTAACTGCTTTTTTCATAGCTATTGTATTTAAAATTCTACTCTAATAAAGAACGTATTTCTTCTTATAATAAATATCCTATAATTTAAAAATACCCTTTGTTTAAATAAAAAAAGGCTCACTAGGAGCCTTTAAAATTCGATAATTTCGTTGGTTTATGAAATTATTTTCCAATCTCAAAAAGTTCATCTAAATAATCCCATAAAGGCTCATTTCCCTTTACTTGATCTAATTGATATTTGAAATGTGAATGTTCTTTTTTGTATTTTAAAAACATGCTACTACCTGTCATTTTTGAATATTGTACGTTTGCGATACGATCACATAATTTTACAAATGTTGCAAAAGGAGTGTTGCGAATATCTTCATAAATAAAATCAGGCATTCTCTCGTCTCTATCTCTGCCACGACCATAATTTGTAACAGCACGAACAATTTCAGCAACATCTACGTTTGCAACTTTTTTTATGCTGTTGTAATTTTGCCTAGCATCTTCCACACTGTCATGACAATAGCAAGCTGCAATTACAGTATAAATCTTATCCACAGGAATTAGATATATAAAATCTTTTGCCGCCTTTACAACCATCCTTAGATGAAATTCGTAAGGCAAATATTCATCATAATAATGATTTGTATCTTGATGTGCTTTAAAGGCAAATGCCTCTATTTTTTTTAATTCTTCCGAGTTGATAATTGTCAACGCTTCTTTGGTTAGAGCTATTCCCGCTTTCATTGTTTCCATAATTTTTATTTTTTATCTTATTTGTTTATATACACTTCTTTTTAAATCCCAATGTTGTGGCATATGTTTAGGATCTAAATATTTAAAAAAATGCTCTCTCCACATTTCACAAAATTTTTGATAATCTGTCACTTTACTAATCACAACTTCTCCATGAGTAATAACAGTTCTAGAGTCTACTGCTTTTTTCTTTCTTAGAAAATCTAAATCTTCTTTTGAAATGTGGTCCTTTTTTGTATATGCTTTTACATTTTCTTCCATAACAACTTTTTTGTCGTAAGGGATTCCATCTCCGCCCCAAACAAGGGCTTTGGATGCACATATAGCAAGAAATAGAGTTTCGTTTCTATTTATAATTCCACCGACAGGAGCTTCATATTCTTCAGCCAATTTTTGTTTAAGTTTGTCTGCAAATCTCTCATAATAGTGATGATGTTCAAAACAAATAGGCACAATATCAAAAGCGCTAACTTTTTTAACTTCGTCAGGCATAAATTTTATATATTGATAAGGTACGATATGATGTCTTGTTAAACTAGCCAAATCTTCTGTTCCACACTTCACACACCTATTATGCTTCTGAGATAAATAATATTCATCGCCATGATGACCTTCATCTTTAGGTTCAAAAAGCAATTTTATTGTTATTGGGTTGTCTGATATTTTTTCAGCCAAACCTTTGTTTAAATACCAGTTAATACGCTTTTCTAAACATAGAAACATTAAATTTCCTTTTGGAGAGTATACACGACAATTGCCATATAAATTGTTCTTCTTATGCTTGTTTCTGTGGGCCATTTTATAATTATACGAAGTTAATAAAAAAAAGTTATAAAAAAAAGCCGATTATTATCGGCTCATATCTTCTATTCTATTTCCAAACTCATCATAATCCTTAGGATTAGGGAAAGTTGGGTATGCAGGTGGTATAAAATTCCTCATATTACTTTGAGGCCAATTGTTTTCCTCCATTGTGTCAGGAAGTTTATACATCAACTGCATTGTTTCAAAATCCTTGTTTCTACCTTTATTCATAATGAATCCAAAAGACTTATACCATTTAGTTAACTTTGCAGTGCTTAAGCCGTTAGATTTTTTTAAACTTACAGAATTAATCTTATAAGCCTCAGGAGTCAAAACAATTATTAAATTGTTTTTATTTGCATAATCAATTATTTGGTCCATAGCCTGAGTTGCATAACCAAACTTTTGATATTCTGGATATATTTCTATTTTGCTTAAAGTTAAGTATTTTCCTTTTTTATCTTTATATGCATAAAAATCACCAACAACTTTATCGCCCAACATAATATCCATTGTGTCAAAATCAGCCACAACTTTATTTACCTGTTCTAAAACTTCTCTTATTATTTTTCTTAAACTAATCATATTCCTTTAAACATTGAAGGATCGAATCCAAGATACTTACTCAACATCTCTTCATGATCAACAGGTTGAATTGGTTTTATTATCTTCTCTGGTCTGTTATTTAAATATTGTTTCTTTAAATCAATAGGAGCATGAGCCCACTTTACATATCTCTTTTCAGTACTATCCCAAAGCATTTTTTCTCCCACATTAAATTCTTCAATAACAAGTCTTATACATTTTGATTTTGAATTTGTAAGATCATATTGTTCTACAACTTGGAATGTTGTTCCAAACCCTTCATTAAATTCTTCTAGCAGCTTTTCCACTTCAATCCAATATTTACTTTTCTTATTTGAATTAAGCATTGACTTTTGGAAATCGTTATAATCTGCAGTTGGTTCAAAATCTATTTCGACAATTTTCTTTTGCTCATTTATTCTACCATCTTTAGGACTTAATTTTCCTATGATATAATACATAGCCCAATCATCATACTTCACTTCTTTTAATGTGTTTGACCTTTCTATGCCACCTTTAATAGATCCGTATAATTTAGATTCATATTCTTTTTGCTTCTTAGTTTTCTTTGGGTATCTTAAAGCATCAGCTTGGTCTTTTGATATTGTTTTAAAATTTACAACATCATCTCTGTATTTTTGTTCAAATTCATATTCATTTGCTGTAATTGGTTTTCCTTTTCCAAGAGCATATCTTCCGTGTGAATTATCAATTACTTCTTTTGGTTTATTCCATTTACCATAAGTATTTTGTATTGATTTAAGACTTCCTTCAGGAATACCTGTTCTTTTAGATGCGTATTTATAATCAGAATCTCTTAGAGTATCAGGGTGTATATTTACAAAATCGTCCAAGAAATGTTTTTGTTCTTCATTTAATTTCCACTTAAGGTGATTAAATTTCATAGGAAGAACTTTGGCCGCACTTACTTCATGTAAATAACTTTCACCAACAGCTGCATCCATATAAAAAATGGACCCAGTGGGTGTTTGCATTGTAGCTGTTGAATAATAGGGCTTCTTAGACTTTTTTTTCTTCTTCTTGCCTTCCTCAACAAACTCTTTAATTTTGAAATAATTTTCTAAAGAATTTCTTATGATTTTTCTTATGCTCATAAGATAATGTATTTTTAATTAAATATCTTTTTAAAGATATCTCTAACAACTTTTCTAGCTTCATTCATTATAACATCTTCTTCAGACATCATACTACCTTTTTCCATCTCTGCATAATAAGGTTCGAACTCTACCGCATCTTGATAGAAATTATCGAAGTCAAAATTAGGTTTAAATATTGCATAATTTTTACCGCCAGTAGTTTGGTAACCTTGTTTGCCGAATAGGCGGTCAATTCTTCCGCCATGAGCTTTTACAATAGCCTTTAATCTTTCTTTTTCTTTGTCTAATAAAGTATTTGTGTCTACGCCAAACTCAACCTTCGGACCTACAACAGTAGTAGATTTAGGATCTCTATGATAAAATCCATCAATATCAATATCTTTATTGTAAATCCACTCATCTTTAATATTTCCATTTGCATCAGTCCATTTCAATAAAGATTTATGAGATTGTATAAATCCAGGTTTTAAATATCCAACAGTAAGAGGTGGATCTGTTTCGCTAATGCTATAATCTAAGAAAGTTATTTGTTGATTATCTTTTAATCCTTTATTTGCTTTGAATTTTGTAAAATCCTGTATTTCTCCTGTTGACTTAGGAGAAAATTGTCCAACTTTTTCAGAAAACTTATTTACATCATTAACAGGAATAAATGTATACCAAACCCCATCTTGAGATTTTTTAAGACCTTCGCCTTTAAAATCTTTTATTGTGCGAACTATAAACAATCTATCTGAAGAATCTCTTGCAGATAAATCCATGTCGAAAATAATTTTTTCAAACGGCTCCTTGTCTCTTATATTTTCTAATACTAACATGCTTATATAGAATTTTTAATTTGTTCGTTGTTGCCGTAAATCTTTAATAATTCAGATTTTAGCCCATCATCAATCTTCACAATATCAACACCATCTTCCCAAGCTCCAACGCCCTCTCCTTTAGTTAGACTTTCCAAATTATCATTAACATACCCATCAATTACATGATTGTCTATTTCCCAATCGTCTGAATATTCGTGTTCAGGCCCATCCTCTCCTTTTTCAGTACCAACAATCTCTCTTTGAGCATATGGCTCAAAATCAGATTTGTTTAAATGACCAAAATAAAATTCATATTTATTACCCTCAGCATCTGCCAAAACAGCTAATTCATGAGGATAAATTGCAATCGTTTTAAACACAGAAGTGTTGGGTGTTATTGATCTTGAATATCTTGGCTCTTTTTGGTTCCAAGGAGCGCTCGGATCCATATCGGCTCCTGCTGGATAGTTTTCATTAAAAACCCCTTCTAAATGCTCTCTTATTATCTTTCTGATATTCATTGTAGATATCTTTCTCAATAAATAGTTCTAAAAAGCAAAAAGCCTAGCTAAGCTAGGCCTTTTTTTACCAATAATACCACTTTGCTGAATGGCGGTGAGCATATCTGTATTCGCATGCATCATCGCCATTGTCAATATTCTTCTTTAGAGCTGCTTTATTATATCTTCTATCTGAACGAGTGAAAGATTTAGTGAATTCTCTTGGAACTCCGCCATAACCACGCCAAAAGTGAACATTCCAGAATTTTTTAGAATCAAGGTAGTCATCTAATTCCGCTATTTGAGCTTCAATTAAGTTATCATGCTCTTTGTAGTGAGTTATCCATCTTGGCTTGATTTTATCAATGAAATAATAACCTGGAACTATGCAGACATAGTATTTTCTGTATGGATTCCAGCGTTTGCTGTAAGGACCAACTGGCTCAAAATACTTTTGAACTTTAGGGTGTGTATTTCTGTACTGCTCTTCAGAAATTTCTCCGAAGGATGGTATCAAATACTCATACTTACCTTTTTTTATTTTCTTTTTGAAAGATCTGCTTCTAGACCAAATTCTGCCTCCAACCAATCTTAAGCATTCACGGAAAACCCAAGCATCAGCACGATTTTTAATGTCGTCTCTGAGGTCAGTGTATTTATAATATCCGTCCTTGTAAGGCACGGCAAGTTCAACCCAATTTTGATTGCGTTGGATTTCATAAAGCTCGCTAAGTTGTTCTTCAACTTTGAGTTTCTCTTTGTAGAGAAGGTGTTTTGTATTCATAACGATCTGATTTAATTACATATCAGATCGCCATAACCCTCCTGCGGTTCCATTTATTTCTATGTTCATAGAATTGTTATTAATTTATTTTTTATTCCTTGTAGCCTCAGCGAGAATCGAACTCGCATCTGAAATTTAGGAAATTTTTATTCTATCCATTGAACTATGTGGCCAAATCATCTTGGATATCATCCCAGATTTTTTTGTTAATCTTACCTTTCGGATCTCTTTCGTATTTTAGATATGCACAACCACTACAACTGCAGGGTGTGGATGTCCATTTTAAAAAAGTCCAACACTCACCGTCTCTAATTTTCTTTTTCAAATCTGCCGATGACATACGTTCAAATCCGTTATCGCCGATAAACAATTGAGACTTACTTCCTGGAACCCAAATATTAATCCTCTTCTCGAATTTACATTTAGATCTCCAACGTCTTAACGCTCTTTTATAATCTTTCATTTGCTTCAGGTTTTATCATCACCAGAACACATTTGAAGTTAGCGCCTGGCTCTGAGCCTGAAGAGTGGTATTTTAAGATTGCACATAGTTCTATTTTATATAAATATTCAAAAATTCATTAAAAGCAAGTTCCGCCCTAGGATTCGGTGGCTAGATTAAAGAAGCGGTCAACCTTCAACCATTTATGTTCCTCATTTATTTTTTTGACAACCTTAAGTCATCAAAGACCTAGAACCCCTGCATACTTTACGCACCGTGCAGAACTTACTCTCGTTTGGGTATCTTATACGTTTTTTAATCGTAAAAGTTACACAGTAGTCCTACTTGGATTCGAACCAAGGACCGCAGGTTTAGAAAACCTGTGCTCTATCCAGCTGAGCTATAGAACCAAATTCCCTTGTCTACCATCTTGCAAGAATAATAAACTTAGATGTAGGGAGACACCTTTTTCACTTGGCCTTAACGACACCAAGAGGTCGGACGATTTAAATTGACATGTCTACCCCGTAAACCATCGCCAAAACGGGCCTGACTTTAAATATATCATTTTTTATTGTGAAAACAAAATATTAAATATCATTTATGGCTCATTTAAATATCATTTATAGGTCAAAACAACTATATTTTGAGCTCTATTTGTTATTCATTTGAGCTACAAATCAAACTTTATCAACCTCAAACATTCCAACATTCTTCATTCCAATAGCCAAATCTCCAAGTAAAATTGCAAACATTTTTTTGTTTTCTTCATTACCTTCAATGTGGTTATCAATATACAAAGTATTAATCTCTTTACACAAACCAATAAGAGAATCAAATAAGTAAATAGGATTTAATGTTGATTTACTTTTTAATAAGCTAAATTTCAATTCCTGTTTATTAAACTCATTCTGATCAACAACTTCAACTCCTGCGCTTTTTAAACGAGCCATTGTATAGCTTAAATATAATCCTGGTGAGTTCTTTGGATTCTTAATTGTATCCATATTAAATACTTTATCTGATTTTGGATTGTTCTTAAGAATATATCCAGCAAAAATATTATAACACAATTTTTCATTACCATCAAATTCTTTCATCAAGTCATTCATCAAATCATCAAGAAATATCACATTACCAAGACGAGTTGACATTTTACCTTTACAGTTTTCAGCAATCAATTTATTGGATGAGGATTGTAATTTTACAAGGCCCAGTCCTATATGATTTACTTGAGGAAAAATATTCTTCAAGGTATTAAAATGATTTTCTTGTTCATAGCCTGTTAAATAAAGCGTCTCGTCTTTCAATATCTCAGCAAGAGCTATGTCTTGATAAAAATATGAAGTTGTTCCATCTTTTTTAATTGCAACAATTTTATTATCACCCGCCTCAACTACTTTTGTTCCTTCGTATTCTTCAGATCCATCCACAAACTTTGAATGGTCGCATTTCATTTCAGATGCAAAAAATATTTTATCAACCTTGTAATTAAACTTATTACAGTATTCATAAAATTTTGATAATGCTTCTTCTTTGCTAACATCACCATTTAATGTATCTCCAAGTATTGAAACATATTGCTCAGATACACCCAAGCCCTGAAAAGCTTTTGCTATTACTAAATTTGAGAAGTGGCCGATGTGCAGGTGTTTATTTAAATTCGGACTAAATCCATCCATATATTTAAATTTCTTTTCAGAGAACATTTTATTAAAATCAGTATCTGCAGTGGGAAAAAAATTTGTATACTTTTCAGTTTTATCTATCTTCATGTTACACAAATTGGCTAGGTCAATTGTTTCTGGAGCAACTTCACCAAAAACACAAAATCCAAAACCCATTCCTAAATTTTCAGGAATCACTTTAAATATATTAGCATCTACCGACATAGTTTTATTATTTTATTACTTCAAAATTTTCTAAAAACCATTTTTCAGGATCAGAAAATGTTATCCATTTATCATCTTCAAACATCACAGCAAACTTTTCCATTTCTGGTAAGTATGCGGTGATGATTCCTTTTTCACCTTTTTTAATATATGCAATATCTTTTTTGGCTATTGCTATTCCATGATTTAAATCCATTTTGAACCTTCGGGGGGATTCGAACCCCCATCCAATTGTTTAGAAAACAAAGACACTATTCCATTGTGCTACGAAGGCATATTTTTATTTTTGTTTTTATTTAAGTATTGTTTTATATTTTAGTGGATATTTATAATTAAATTACACATTAAGCTATGGAAAAACAAAAATTACTTCAATTAATAAATGATGGTAACTCATTAAATACAATTTCAAAATTAAC